ATTATGCACAACCAAATGAAGAAGTTTTTAGATGAAATCTTTTTTCCAACCCTCGACAGAGAAGGTATTACTAATATTATTCATCTTGGGGATCTTGTTGATCGTCGCAAGTATATAAACTACTTGACAGCTAAACGGCTACGTGATGACTTCTTGGCTCCTCTTTATGAGAAGAACATTACCATGTATGTCATTGCTGGTAATCATGATACATTCTATAAGAACACCAATAGTGTAAATGCATTACGTGAATTGGTAGTTGGTAAATACGATAACATTCGTGTATATGATGAAACTCCTATTGAGATATATCCTGATGGCAAACCAATTCTTTTGCTTCCCTGGATATGTGATGAAAATAGAGAAGCATCTTTTCAAGCTATTCAATCATCAAAAGCACCAATCGTTATGGGTCATTTGGAGTTAAATGGGTATGAGATGTACCGTGGACATATCAACGATCATGGCGATGATCCAAAGATTTTTGATAGGTTTGATGTTGTATGCAGTGGGCATTATCATACTAAGTCTTCTAGTGGCAATATCCACTATCTTGGCACTCCTGCGCAGTACACGTGGTCTGATTACGGCGACACTAAAGGTTTTCACATTCTTGATACTGCAACCCGCGAGCTTTCTTTTATTGTTAATCCTAATGACGTATTTCATAAATTTTATTATGATGATTTGAACAAGCAGATGGACCAAGTGTTGGTATTTGATGCGGAGCAATACAAAGATAGTTATGTCAAGGTAATCGTCAAGAACAAAACCAACCCTTACTGGTTCGATCTTGTAATTGATAGGCTTGAGAAATCTGGTGCAGCAGATCTCCAGGTTGTCGATGATCATTTTAATCTTGATCTAGAAGCTGATTCGGATATTGTAAGTGAAGCAGAAGATACGATGTGTATCATCAGAAACTACATTGGTAGTATGAATATTAATACCGATAGAAAAAGAGTTGAAAGTATTATTCAAGAGTTGTATATTGAGGCACATAATATTTTATGAAAATTATACACATTAACAGAGGGATCATACAGGCCAATGCCAAGCATGATAGACAAGAGCCTGTTGTCCGCGTAGAAGAGAATGGTGTTGTGAAGTATTGTATGGAGGTGGACATTAAAGGTCCATCTCGTATGATATACAGCCCAGACAAGCCAAGAAAATGTGGTGCTAAGCTCTGGATTGAAACAGATGCTGAAGTTGAATTAATAGGTGAAAAGCTTTGATATTTTTTAAAACAATACGCTGGAAGAACTTCTTAAGTACTGGTAATAGCTTTACAGAATTAAATCTTAGCAATAACCAGACAACTCTTATTGTTGGTGAGAATGGGGCAGGCAAGTCAACATTGCTAGATGCTCTTTCCTTTGTTCTTTATAATAAGCCTTTTCGTAAGATCAACAAACCTCAACTTCTTAATTCAATTAACAAGAAGGATCTTGTTGTCGAGATAGAGTTTGAAGTTGGTACGAGTATGTACAAGATCATTCGTGGTCTAAAGCCTAGCATATTCGAAGTGTATCATAACAACAGCTTGATTAGTCAAGATGCAGCAAACAGAGACTACCAAGATGTTCTTGAGAAGCAAATTCTTAAGTTAAATCACAAGTCATTTTGTCAGGTAGTTGTTCTTGGCTCAGCTTCGTTCGTTCCTTTCATGGAATTGTCTGCTGCCTCTCGTCGTGAAGTGATTGAAGATCTTCTTGACATTCAAATCTTTTCTACAATGAACTCACTACTCAAGGAAAAGATTAGCACCAACAACAACAAGTTGCTCGAGGTTGAGTATCAATATGATCTGACATCTGAAAAGATTAAGATGCAGCAACACCACATCGATGCAATGCAAAAAAGCAACGAGCAGCAGATTGAAAAGTTGAAGACCGACCTCAGACAATTTATGGAACGGATAGAGGCAGAGAAGTCTTCCATTATAGTAATCGATGAACAAATTGGTGAACTAAATGCGCAGATTAATGACCAAGACCAAGTTAACAAAAAGCAAAAAAAGTTACAAATCCTCGAGACCCAGCTTGGTGATAAGCTTGCCAAACTCCAAAATGAAATCGAGTTCTTTAATCTACATGATAACTGCCCTACATGCAAGCAGAGCATTGATAATGACTTTAAGTGCGAGACTATCGCTACTAAAGAAAACCAAATGCAAGAGACTAGCGCAGGTGTTGTACAGCTCCGTCAAGAGATACAAACTATACAAGACCGTATACAATCCATCGCTAATATATCATCGCAAATTACGTCCTTCAATATTGAGAAAATTACACACTCAAATAGCATTTCAGGTCTTCTTTCCCAATGCAAAAAAGCAGCAAAAGATATTGAGGAACTTCAAAAGAAAACGGAAGATTTCATACTCAATGACGACCGTATGAATGAATTGGAGATTCTTTTAGAGGAACAGATCGAAGAGAAAAGTGTTGTGTTAAAGGATAAAGATGCCTATGGTATTGCATCAATCATTCTTAAGGATAATGGTATTAAGTCACGTATCATTAAGCAGTATGTACCAGTGATCAACAAGTTAATTAACAAGTACCTTGCTGCTATGGACTTCTTTGTTAATTTTGAACTTAATGAGAATTTCAATGAAACAATCAAATCCAGGTTCCGCGACGAGTTCTCCTACGCGTCATTCTCTGAAGGCGAAAAAATGCGGATCAATCTATCAATCCTCTTTACTTGGCGTGCAATTGCAAAGCTTCGAAATTCGGCGTCAACTAATCTTCTTATTATGGATGAAGTTCTTGATGGTTCTCTTGATAGTAATGGTACTGATGAATTTCTAAAGATCATTGGTAACCTTACACAGGATACCAACACGTTTATTATTAGCCACAAGGTTGATCAAATGGTTGATAAGTTTGGTAATGTTATTAAGTTTGAAAAGTATAAAAATTTTAGTAGGATGGCATCATGAGTGAATATAAAACCAACGACACTGAGACGACCAACAAATTAGAAACCTATGCTAAAGGTTTCCAGGATGGTTGGAACTTGGCTATGAAACAAGCCAGAGAAGAAATGAAAGACTTCACTGAAAAGAATAGAGGCAAATTGTATCCTACCTTGCCTACTACCCCAGACATGCAAGCTCCTTGGATACCAAATAATAATCAGTGGCCTGCATGTCCTGTATGTGGCAAGTCAGGTATTAGACACGAGGTTTGTTATAATGCAGTTTGTCCTTCAAGAATTACTGTTACCTCAACAACTGGTACTTCGATAACAGGATCCTATCAAGGATATGATTTTGGAACAGGTGCTATTGGTGCAGCTGGTAGAGATTATGATTATTTAAGTAGCTATCCGTTAGGTGCTAATGGTCCAACAGGTGGAGATACTAAATGAGTGATTTTGAAAATAATTATCGTAAGTGGCATACCTATATGTCTTATATTAAATCAGCTTTACGTATTGGTGGTTGTGTTACAATTTTGTGGTTAGCACCTTTTTCTGACCTTATAAGTTGTCTTGCATTTTCATTTTTAGTTGCTGAAGTAGTTGGTATCTTAGAGGAGTGGGTATGAGTAAGATTGTAAAGTATCCTGACCCTATTCTTTCTACCCCAACAATTGCTTTTGATTTTAATAATACTACAATTACTGCAGAAAATCTCGCTGTTGAATTGATGGTAGCTATGAATGAACATAATGGAATTGGTTTGGCTGCCAATCAAATTGGATATCCTTATTCTGTGTTCGCCATGAGAGGTCATCCTGAAAATCTGGTTTGCTTTAATCCAATGATCGTCTATGCTTCAGCAGACACAGAGTTGCTAGAAGAAGGTTGTCTTTCATTTCCAGGAGTCAGTGTCAAGGTTAAAAGACCAAAAGAGATTCGTGTTAGGTTCCAAACACCTTCTGGCTTGACTACAACAGAAACATTTTCTGGATTGACTGCAAGAACATTTCAACATGAATATGATCATCTACAAGGCAACCTGTTTATCAACAGAGCCAACAGATATCATAGAGAAAAGGCTATGAAAGGGTACTACAATGTCTGAAGGTAAGTTAGATGGATTTAGATTAGGAGAGTACTTTATAGCTTTCCCTCCAGGCGATTTTGTTAAAGAAGATGAAAATGGCACCTACATCATTGTTGACATTTATAAAGTTAATAGGGAAGATGGTGGATATAAAAGAGTCGAGCGCAGCCAATTACCTGCTGATCTTGAAGAACAAATTAATGAAGAGCTCAACCGAATGCTTCTTGAGGCATTAAATTTAACGGAAGAAAATTATGGACAAGACAACAGCAAAGAAGATTAAGGTCGCAGAACTATTTTATTCACTACAAGGGGAAGGACAATATCTTGGTACTCCTTCGATATTTCTTCGTGTTTTCGGTTGTAACTTTAAGTGTGCTGGGTTCAGCATGCCTCGCGGACATCTTTCTGACGAGCGGCTCAGTGTCGACCCGAGCAAGTACACTGACTACAATTCTCTACCTCTCGTACACACTGGGTGTGATTCTTACGCTTCTTGGGATCCTCGTTTCAAACATCTTTCTCCTATGATGGAGATCAAAGACATTGTCGATAAGATGGAAGAACTTCTTCCTAACGGCATGTTTGGTAACGATGCGCATTTGATTATTACAGGTGGTGAACCTTTGCTTGGTTGGCAGAAGATGTATGCATATCTTTTGGCAGAGATTGGTGAACGTGACATGGGGTTGAATAACATCACGTTTGAAACCAATGGTACCCAAGATCTCAATCAGGATTTCCTTGACTTCCTCAAGGCCAATCCATTCTTCCCTAACTTGAATATCACGTTCAGCGTTTCATCCAAGTTGCCTTCTTCAGGTGAAAAGTTTGAAGAGGCTATTCGTCCTGAGATTATTCGTCAGTATTATGATATCAGTCACCTTACTTATTTTAAGTGGGTTGTGTCGGACCAAGATGATTATGAAGATGTGTTACGTGCAATTGATGTATACACAGAAGGTCTTGGTAAGGGTACGATGGCTAACATTCCAATCTACTTAATGCCAGCAGGTGGTACTACTAAACATTACAATGATAATGAAAAGTGGGTTGCAGATCTTTGCATGAAGCATGGTTGGCGTTACACTCCTCGTTTGCAGGTACAGCTCTGGAAGAATGCCTGGGGGACGTAGGACACTTGAAAATGATAAATACTCTTATATAAACTATTATAGGAGTATTGAAATGGAAAAATATGGATTCGTTTATATTTGGTATGATAGAAAAAGAAAAATGTTTTATGTAGGATGTCATTGGGGAACAGATAATGATGGTTATATCTGTTCTTCCAATAGAATGCGTGATGCATATAGAAGAAGGCCAGCTGACTTTAAAAGAAGAATAGTTGAAAAAACATACAATAAATCTCTTTTATATGATATAGAGTATAAATGGCTATTAATGATACATGAAAATGATTTGGGTAAAAAATATTACAATTTAAGAAATCATAAATGGGGTCATTGGAGTTCTGATGAAAATAATACCTTGTCGGTTAAACAAAAAGTTTCTAATACTAAAAAGAAGTATTGGGATAGTCCAGAATCAAATGATATGAGAGAACATCTCAGCATTAAAAGTAAAGAGAATGGATCTAAACCTCCTTCACGAGCAGGTAAAATACCTTGGAACAAAGGATTGACTAAAGATACCGATCCTAGAGTACAAGCTAATGCAGTAGCTATTAGCAAGCCTAAGTCAAACACAGAAAAAATGGGGAAGTATGATAGAAGCAATCCAAACTACAACATTAAAAATGGTAAGAGATAATGAGAAAAAGTACTTTAATTATTGAAGACTTTGTAGACTCTTTAGAGAAGCTGATTGATACTCTAGATGATGAGTGGTCAGCTAATAAAGAAGGTAGATGGCGACAGGCAAATGATATTCGTGAGCGAGTATTGCCTGTTGCCAAAGATAAATTTAAACAATATCTAGATGAATATATTGATCGTCGTATTGAAACATACTGTGAGCAACATCATATTCAACGTACAACATTTACCGAGGAGTAATAATGACTAACATTTACCTTCCACGTGCTTACAAATATACAAGCACAAAAGAGTATCACGATGCATTTCCTGTTGCATATCGCCAGTGGAAAGCAGATAGTCACTGCAATCTAATTCATGGTTATTCATTCTCCATGAAGTTTTATTTTGGTACAGACAATCTCGATGCTCGTAATTGGGCTGCTGACTATGGTGGTCTAAAGGAATTGAAGAAGGTGCTCGAAGATCAATTTGATCATACGTTGTTGGTCGCAGAAGATGATCCTGAAATGCAAACATATTTGTTGCTTCAGGAAAAGAATCTAGCTAAGCTAACAATTCTACCAAAGCTTGGCTGTGAAGGTCTTGCAGATATGCTTTACAAGTATGTCAATGGTGTATATATTCCTGATATGTGGGGCCAAGGTGAAGCAGAACGTCTTTGGTGCTATCGTGTCGAGGTTCGTGAAACACAAGCTAATATGGCCTATCGTGAAGGTCATCGTGAATGGAATGAGGATTTATTTGTATGAGTAAGAAGACAGAATATTGGTCACATATTAATCCAGACCAGGAAGTAAATTTGCTACCTGTATCTGTTAGAATTAAGTCGGAGTTGGAAAATGATGGCATTCGCTATTTTGCCAATGATAACATTAGTGAATATTTGGACGATGAGTCTCGTGCTCTACTCATCGACGAGGTAGCTAATAAGTTTGAAGGTGTATTGCGTTCATTGTTGATTGACGTTGACAACGATCCTAATTCTATGGGCACTGCTCGTCGTCTTGCAAAGATGTATATCAATGAACTTATGGAAGGAAGATTTCATGATGCCCCAGATGTCACCTCGTTCCCAAACGATGGCTCTCATGGTACTGATCCTTACAATGGGATGCTTGTCGTTCGTGCTGAGTTGCATTCTATGTGCTCTCATCATCACCAACCAGTTACAGGGACTGCCTACATCGGAATCATTCCCACTGCTAGAGTTATTGGTCTTAGCAAATATGTCAGGCTTGCTCAGCATTGTGCTCGACGAGGAACTCTCCAAGAAGAACTCTGCGGGGACATTGCAAAAGCAATAATGGATGCAACAGCAAGTGAAAACGTTGCAGTACATATTGCAGCTGAACATGGCTGCTGTACTAATCGTGGTATCATGGCTTCTTCGTCATTGACTCAGACCACTGTTCTCCATGGCATGTTCTATATTAACAGCGTCAAGGAAGAATTCTTTGATAACATCAAGCTTCAGGCATCGCAGAATCGCTATTCCTGCACGTGATTTTATTAAAAAATAACTGTTGACTTTAATTGGGTTTCATCGGATTATTAACATATTGAAGAAATATGGAGATATTTCGATGAAACCCTCTTCTGTAAAAGTGACTGCAGTCAACCAGACAGATCTTTACAACCAATATTCATCTTCAGATCTTAATACATTTCGAGCATTTTGTATTGATTTGGTTAAGAATGCACGTGCTCCTAACCAGACAATGCTTTTTAAAATGCAGAAGATGAGTAAAGATCAGTTGCTGTTCTCGACAAATAATTTTATCATGAAGGGCCATGGTTATGGCGTATGACAAGTGGTATAAGTTTTATATAGTGGAAATGTCGAATAAGCACTATCCTACTCCTGAAGGATATGTGTTTGTTAAGTTTGGCATTACTCATCATATGAACATTATGGATAGGTTCAATCCTCTAGTTAATGATGGATATGAAAAGAATTATGAAGATTGGAATATTGTTCCTAAATTTTCAATAGCCTGTGAGTCAAAAGCACGAGCAGAGCAAATAGAAAAATATTATCACCATACCAAATATCCTTATAACTCACACTACAAAGTATGGGTTGAGAAAGTTATTGGAATCCCTGATAATGATACTAAGTATTCTAAAAGCACCGGTATAACAGAGCTTCGATATATGCCAATACCAGAAGCAAAGAAGTTATATCAATCATTAAATAAACATAAGAAAACAATGGAGAAACCCTTTGTCACCAATTAATCAAAAGTTTATCTGGGTTAAGTTTGCAAAAGAAGGGATCCACAAGTATCCTGCAGCTTTGACTGATCCTAACCTTGCAACAGGCGATCAGTATGATGTTAGCTTCCTAGGCTACCCACATCGTCATATGTTCCACTTCAAGATTCAGATTGAAGTGTTCCATGATGATCGTGATATTGAGTTTATCCAGTTTAAGCGTTGGTTGGAATCTTTGTATTCTGATGGCACTTTGCAATTGAATTTCCGCTCTTGTGAGATGATTTCTGACGATCTTGCAACTACCATAAAAGCTAAATACCCCAACAGAGACATTGTCATCGATGTCAGTGAGGACGACGAGAACGGATCTCATTGCATCTATCCAAAGGGTTAATTAAAATGAAAAATTTTAAGTATTTCACACTCAATGAAGCAGCAATTCATCCGATGGGTGTCCATGCTTATTCCACTGGCAAGAATCAATTTAAAGTTCATGCTGTTGGTTCTAAAGTCAAACATGTCGAGGCAGGTGATACGTTACGTTCATCTGACCTCGATGATCTTGCAGATGCAGGTCACAAGGTTAA